CTGTTCGAGCACATTCGCTTGGTCCCGATCCGCTAACCCCAATGCTTCCAGATTGATGCCAGTAACCTGAGGCAACGAGTTCAATGCAAATTCCATCAATTGAGCTAGACCAGAAGGATATGCAGTCATCTGCTTCTGCTCCACCTTCTGCATCCCGCCTTCGTTCAGCCACGTAATCGCGTTTGGCATCGCCCATTCGTCTTCCGCCTTTCTCGGGTCTACGAACGCATTGGTTTCGGCCATGAGGCCACCTTTGGCGTTCGAGTTGATGATATGCATGATTTGCGAGAGCCACTTGTTGGCCCAGCGCTGCGGGTCCTTCATGACACGGGTCAGCCCGTACCAGAGGTTCTTGTTGCGGTCTCGCTTGCCGGTAATGCAGTTGCGGGTGAATCCATGCTGGCACGGCGAGAGACCCCATTCCAGGATGGTTTCATCCGCGAGAAACGCGCGATAGTAGACGCGCTTTAGCTCTTTGACGTATTTCAGGCCGAATCGGTCAAGCTGCTCGCGCATTGCACCGAAGTCTGCGGCGGATACCTCAGCGATGTTTCCGTCGCCGGTTGCCACGCGATAGTAGGGCTCAAGTTCGACACACTGATAGTTCCAAACCATTGTTTGGTCAATGTGACGCTCCGTATCATCCTTATAATCGTTGTCATCCAGGTATCTATGGCCCGTGCGGATAATGCCCGTGGAACCGCTGTCGTTGCTCAAATCGCTGCTGATAATCTGCCCTTTCCAGCGCTTGCGGATCAAATCATCATCCATCCATACGCCGTGTATATCGAAACGACGATCAGCCAGTCCCGGCTTATTTCCAGCAGGGTCCCAGTACATTTCCATAGGATCAATGCGCTCAACAACGGGCATACCGTCTTTGTCTTCGGTATAGTCCATACGCGTTTGCGTCCAACCCATACCGCATATAAGCGCGTCCCGGAATGCGTCTGTTTCTTCATCCTCGGCGTTGCATTCGTCCCGAACCCACCGCGCAGCGTTCGTCCATAGTTCCGCAAGCTGCGCACTGTCCATGGTCCGTGGCTTGTATGACACCTCTTGCCGGTTAGATACCTCCGCGCCCACGACCGCATCAATCATCTTCTCCGAGTAATTGAACGTCACGTCGGGCCGGTTCTGGAGTCGCAACGCCTCCATGTCTTCCGGCTTCCATTGCTCGCCCGCGACAAAATCGTACTCGTCCCGAGCCGTTTTATGCCATTTCGAGCAAAACTGCCGAGCCGACTTAATCCGCTCGACAGCCTTCAGCCTGAATTCTTCTTTCGAGAGCGCCACGTCACGAATCCGAGTAAATGTTGTAGAGGAACACGTCCCTACGAATTTTACGCGAAATTTTTGCTACGGCGTGCCAAGAATTGGGTGTTTTCCAGAACCCAAAGCACGAATTTGGAGAAAAAGGTGCCCGCCAGACCTCAGTGAATCCTTCAAACGGGTAATGGGGTCCGCCCGGACACGTTTTTTCGTGGTCATCGGGCACGTAGATGCCCGTTCCATGCTCCACATTGGAAAAACTGCGGGGTAAATAGAACAAAAGCGAGACAACCTTGAATGGCGCGTCAGTATGGGGGCCAATCGAGTACCCTTCCGCGTCCCGGATGAACCGCAAATCCCATCGAAAGCCGGGTTGACCCTGGAAACGCTCAAAAAACAGCTTCTGCCCCCACATACCCAGTACGTTTGAGGCGAACCACTCGCTGTTGAATGGCTGAATGAGTTCCAGGGCCGCGCCTTCCTTCATGGCGGTGCGGCTCTTATACCCCCCGGCCAACGGCTCATAGCTGTCGTCTTCGGGCAGCGAGTTCAGGAGTTTGGTGTAGAAGTCGGGCGGGAAAACTTCGGTAATGAAGAAGTGCGGGTAAGGATAGAGGTCGATCTTGGCGTTCCGTAGCCGATAGATGACATGCTCAACGGGGTTCATGTCTGTGGTCCTTCAGGAGGTTATTGACGCGTTCTAGCATCCCGCATAGCAAGCACACGCGCATGTACACCACGCGGTGCGAGCCGTTTGGGTCCAGGATTCGGTGCGCTTTCACGCGACCGAACCTGTGTTGACAGTTAATCTGTTGCGGGGACCGGCTCATTCTCGACTCCCAGTCGGGGAGCGCCAACGGGCTCCTGGAGAACGCCAATAGGACGCCTGAAAATGATATTGCCAATGCCAGCAAAAGGCCCTTCCGACCTCCGTGCCGCGAGCATTTCCTGTTCATCGACTACAAACCCTCGTTCTTCCAGCGTTTTCTTCCAATCCATGTGATGCTCGTTGGCCGAGTCCATTTCCACCAGGATTGAACGCGTTCTCTCTAGCGTACGCGTCGCCCCGCGTAGCACTTTGTCTTCGAACCCGTCCACGTCCACCTTAATATGGTCGGGCTGGGGCATCTTGATATCGAAGACCAATGAATCCAGACAGAAAGAGACAGAACCTTGCTCATATGCCCACTGTTTCTCTTCACGTTTGAAGTTCTCGTTGCTCGCGAACGAGTGACATGAACCACCCGCGATCAAAGAACTCAACCGCAGGGTATCGATGCGTTCCGAATCCCCAATACAGAACGGAAACGCGACCGCTTGTTCCTTCGTAAAACCATTCAATGCTAAATTGCGAATAAGCACGGCGAAGTTCTGCGATTCCGGCTCGTAGGAAAACACTTTGAGTCCATGTTTTGCCGCCAAGAGGGTGTACAAACCGATGTTCGCGCCAATGTCGAAAAACACTTCCCCTTCCTGCATCGATCTGATCCATGCCACGGTATCCGGTTCTTTGCTGTAGATCGTCTGCACACGCCACTCGCAGTGCCTGTTGGGCAGGTAAAACTTGATGCCGTCCACTTCGGCGTTCGGCTGAATGCGTTCGTACTCTTCCAGGTTCATGATTTGTCTATCCAGTTGATAATTCCGTTTAACAAACAGGTTGCGCCGTACCCGAGCGCAAACCCAGCGACGAATAGGAGGAACACTTTTAGGCACTCATCCATGATCCCCTCCTTCCGCTCTTCTTCCACTTATCGGGGCGAGCCGCCGCGACTTCGTAGCTCATCGCATAGCGCAGCATCATGACGCCATAGCGCGAGGAGCACAGCAAGTCGTCATTCATCGGGACCACTGCGCCATCGACCCTATGGTACATCCGGTACTCGTCAATCCATTGCTTCAGGTTCCGATCTACCTTGAAGCGCCCGGTTTGCATGCGCTGTTCCATCTCGATAAGACCGGCTTCCAGACCAACACCTCGCTTATCAGGAAATTGGGCAAACTCGGATAGCATATTAAGCCCTTGCTTGCGGTAGATATCGGCCAACTGCAAGCCCGAACCTTTGTCCGTTTGGAGACCATCACGCGGCCATGCGACCGGCAACCACTCTCCCCAGGGCTTAATAGCTGCCGCGTGGATAATCGGGGTTTGCTTCGACTGTCGATATGCCGCTGTAACGTGAATAACATCGTCTTCGGGGTTGTAGACGAGCCGCGTTGCCGCCGTCGGGTGGTCCCATCCAAAATCCAGGCCGACAATCTGTTTCCACGAGTCGGGGATTTCAACAAGCGGGCTTTCGAGCAGGAAAGATTCTTCTGTCGTAAAGACTTTGCCCGAACCGAGCATGGGAATACCATTGGCCCGTGCCTCGCGTTCATGAGGAAGGTAATCCCGAGTAATGGCATCGCGTTCTTCCTGTGTGTAGTGTTCCGCGTCATCGATGGTCATTTGGATCAGCTTCGTTCCGGGCTCTCTGTTCCAGAAACGAAGGACCACAAACGTCATGCCGAGCAGGGGAGTAAAGGTGAGATAAACGACGCCCCGAGTATTGTTAGTACGGGTAAGTCCTTCAGAGTAAATGTCTTCGGGAGGTTCTTCGTCGTACCAAACAAAATCAAGCGTTTCGGCCTGCCATGCCTCGCGGCCATCCTGATAGCCCTTGAATACCAGTAGGCTGTTATCGCCGCTTGTGTGCTTGACCAACACACTTTCCACTGCATCGGGCACGCCACGGGCTTTCTTGATTTCAACAATGCGATCACGCGGGATAGTTCCGGTTCCGGGAGCGTTTGTAGGCCCAAGTAAAATTCTTTGCGCGCCGTCCCGTGCAACCTCAGCGTTCTTTGATCCTGCCCAGCCACGCGTAGCTCTTGGAAAGGTTTTCCCCCTCCACCACTCAGGGTAGAGACCCGTAAGATGCATCGCGGTTTCGGAGCCTGCGGCATAGGTTTTTCCCAGCTGGTTGCCTGCCATCAAACAACGTTGCCGGTAACTTGCCCCAGCCTGATGAAATTCTACTTGCTTCTCGTACGGGTGATAACTGAAAAGCCCGTAATCGAGCTTCAGCCGCTTGAGTTCAATCAGTTTTAGGAGCCGCTGGTGCGGGCTTAATTGCGAAGTCATTTTGGTTGGTGCGCTGTAGCGTCGGTAAGGGCTTATGGTTGGTTGTCGGAGCCGGACTGGCCTTCTGTGTCTGTGTTGGGTTTATGCCCGCCATTTTGCTTCCTCTTCTCCGCTCTGATTTGCCGAATGCGCTCCAGGTGAAGCCGCATGCGCTCGCTGATTTGGGGCTTCACTTCCACCACTTCAGCCTCAACCACGCCACCCGTGATGCCCAATTCCTCTTCCAACTGTTTGATCCGAGCCTGGACAACCGTCGCATCCTGCGGGGTGGTGTTTTTAATCTCCTGGATCGTACGCTCCGAGTACTTGGGGTCTCGAATCATCGTGGCCCACTTAATCATGTCCATAGCCGCCTTGTAAGCGGGTGCTGATTTAGGGTCCAGGAGGAGCTTATCCTTGAGAATGAGCATTTCGTCAGCCAAATAGGCCGCACCGTACTTCATTGCATGCTCGTAACCGGCACGAAACTCCTCGTCGGCCTTGAGCCACGCCACCACAATGTTCCAATCGGGCAAATCGGGCTTCACCCAGTCGGGGTCAAGCACAGGTTGCCCATCCTCAAACCCAATCACTTTGGGTTGAGGGTTCAAAATCCGCTGAATCGGTTGGCCGTGCGCCAACTCCTCCAAAATGTGCTGTTTGACCGCTTTTGGGTTCATTATCGCAACTCGTTGCCAGGGTTATCGGACCACGCAAATAGGCACTTTGTTGTATTGGGTCCAATTAGGCTCGCCTGAGAGGCGTGCCCATGCTTTCCAACCCCACTTGAAATACGTCCCCCGATAACTAAAAGCACCCCATTTGGAATAAGCGAAGAAACGGTTCGGTTGATCCACCACCACCGTCCATTCTCCGGGGGTAAAAGACGCCCCCAGCAAGAACATATCGAACCCATAGGCCGGGTTACGCCATAACCACATCACTTTGGCCCAATACGGGGTGTAGGAATACGGGCTCATCAACCAGTTAAATGGCTCGTTTTCACCCGCCGTCACCGGGTTATCGAACGTTTGAAACCAATACAGATATTTTGGCAAATTGCCGTCGCTCTTCACGAGCACGGCCAAGATAGGCGCAAGTATCCACGTCAACAAGGTGAAGAAAACGCTCAGAAGTGCCATGAACGGATAGATTAGGAACATTTCGCCTTCTCCTGTAGGTACTTGATGACCACCAGGGGAACCTCTTCGTCTGTCTTCCAGTGGTAGACCGTGCTAGGCGACACGCCTATAGCCTTCGCCAGCTGAGCCTTGGTCAACTTGCACGTCTGGAGAAGGGTCTCAAAATAGGTCATGGACAGATTCTACAATATATGCAGATTCTGCATGTTTCCTGCTAACCAATGAGAACCATTCCTATTTGGTTATCTTTCCCTACGCAACAAAATTGCATACCGGCTCGGAAGGATGCGTAAAAACTCTCCAGAAAATGGGGACAAAAGTGAAATATATATCAAGAAAAATCTGTGCTGGAGTGGAAGGTTGTGTTTGATATAAGGCCGGGGGGGAGTCCATGCGGTTTTGACCACCCTTTTTCGGACGGGCACCATGCCACCCTCCTCGTCCAACTATTGATAATGCGTGATTATGTCAAGTGCTCTCGGGAGGGTGTATAGCCCGCAAAGCCTTACTGGGCGGGCGTGTGCGGGTATGTGTATATGTGCTGCTCACCCAACGATTAGCAATGGGCCTGCATTGCATGTGTGCATGCATGCCTAAGCTCAGTGTGTTGACTGTATGTATGTTGACGAGCATGTGAGCTATGTACAGCATAGGGTTTGGTATATGTGCTGTATGTGTAACATGTTCTTGTATTGCCCATAGTAGTGACTATGATTGAGTGTATGGACACACGGCAAACACGCCATTCGGGCTCTACATAGGGAAATAGATCATGTCTGCTACTGCACGTCAGCTGTTCATCCTTTGTTCTACTGTTGATCTAGGAT